CCGAGGGCTTGCTGGTCAGAAACGCCAGTGGGTGCGAAGCTCAAGTGGAGCTTGCGCCAGGTCCGGTCCGGGTCCTGCACTGATCCGAGTCTCCCGGCAAAGGGATCCACGAACAGCCGACCTAAAAAGGTCAAGGGCGTCCCGGCCCGGCGCATCTCGGGCTTGAAAATCAGGCCAAGGCACTTACTGGCCTTTTCGAGATGGCACCCATCGATCGGACTCAGACTATCGTCACCGGCATATACCCCAAGGCATCGCCAGGCGTGTTCGTGGCTCAGCTTCGCCTCACGGGCGGCGGCATAAGCCACGAAGACGTTGATGATAGTATTGGCATCGGTAGTCAGGGGGGATCCGGAGAGACGGCTGTAGAGAGGGCTGTACCCAACACCTTCCTTGGTGGTCGCGGAAGCGTTGAGCTCATTGTCCAACAACTTCGCGAGATGGGCCCGATCGTCGGGATTAACCCAACGCAAATAAGCCGCTCTCTCAATGTAGGTCCGCAGCCATTGCGAGACCCGTCCGTCAAATCGCGTGAAATCCCCTTCAGTGATCCGTTCGTACATCGAGCACAGATCGACAACGCGTGAAGCAACTTCACGCGGTGCCTTGCCAGGCCCGTACCACTCATGGTCCAATAGCACATCGGCTTTGAACGAGTATGTGTACGAGCTGAGGAGCAAAGTATGCTCCGTCGGTACTGTGGAGATGTTTCGCGGATCAGCCACCTTTCCGTAGGACTCAGCCTTCATGAAGGCTTTCACGGTAAGGTATGGCTCTGAACCGATCCAAGCGCGCTCCTGTTCCGATCGAGCACGCTGGGTAGGGCGATCTTGTATCTCGATCACATCAGCGATCGAGTACGGCACACCGAGATGGGGTTCGGGCACCAACTCCTTGAGGAAGTCGGCGGCCCACTGATTATAGCGGGACGGCGGCGTGACCAAATTAACTTGCTTGGTCACGCGCCCCTGAATCGACGCCGTATCGTTGTTATAAGACCGATTCGGCACAAAGTCAGTGTTGACGACGATCGGTGGCGCAACGGCACGTCCGATCTCTCTTCCGTCTTCAGTGACAAATGGCTCGAGGGTCTGGTAGTTCCGTGGTTTCATTGCGTCAGGCGCCGATGCGGTCTGCGCGCCAGAGCGCGCATCACAGCCATCGACGATGGTTTTAAAGAGCAAAGCAGCCGCGACGGCGTGGTTCTCGTATTTCTCCTTACGGAGATAACGCTCCACATCACCAATCGTCGGCTTCTTTGACTCCGCCATTCTAATCTTGACGGCATCGAAGACGTCCTCACGGACCTCTACGGATGTCGCCAGATCCGGACGCAGCACGGACACCCAACGGGCGTCTTCCTTCTTGTACTTGGATGCAATGAATGACCCATTGCTGTACGTCCGGCGGCCAAGATAACTCGACCACCAGAGCCAGCCCCAGAATCTGATCTTCTTCCGGGGCACCAAGCACACCACTCG